TGGAACAACTGATAAAACTTCAAGTAATAAACAGTTTGAGATTGATGCAGACTCGATATTTGATTTTAGTGAAGGAAATCCATTTGGAGATAATCCGTAATGTTTGGAACTTATTTTTACCACCAGACTTCAAGAAAAATGGTGGTTGCATTTGGAACATTATTCAATACTATTGAAGTTCGTAGAACGGATAGTTCTGATGTGGTAACGGAAGTAGTTAAAATTCCTTTGTCTTATGGGCCAAAGGATAAGATGTTAGCAAGAATTACTTCAGATCCAAGTCTTAGTTCTTCTGTAGCTTTAACTGTTCCAAGAATGGGATTTGAATTAACATCAATGTCTTACGATAGTGCGAGAAAACTCAATACTATTGGAAGAAATGTAGCAACAGGAACTACGGGCCTCAAAAAACAATACAATCCTGTTCCTTATAATTATGATTTTTCTCTTTATATTTTTGTTAAAAATGCAGAGGATGGAACACAAATATTAGAACAAATACTTCCATTTTTTACACCAGAATTTACAATAACAATGACTCTAATTTCTGGTATGGACATAAAAATGGATATACCTTTAGTTCTTAGTAGTGTTTCTAGTGAAGATACATACGATGGAGACTTTGCAACAAGACGTTCTATTATATGGACACTTAACTTTTCTATGAAGGGTTATCTATATCCAAACATAGAAGACAACGCAAAGGTTATTACATCTACTACAGTAGATACACATCTTATGACCGAAGCTGTTGCGGCAGAACCAGTATATATTGTGTCAGAAGATAGTACTGTTTATAGTACAAATTTTATGATTTTAGATTCTCATGAAATAGATAAATCTACTAGAATACGTTTGTTGTCAGAAGAATCCGAGGAAGCTTCTACTGCTGGTGCAACAGTTACAAGAGTTGCAGTAACACCAAAAGACACAACAGCGTTAACAGATGATGACTTTGGATTTAGTGAAACGTTTGAATTTTTTCCACATGGCGAAACGCATGATCCAGTAGCTGGAACTGATAGTTAATGAAAGTTGAAAAATTAGTTGAACACCGAATTGAGAAACATCTAGATTTAGTAGATGTTGTTTCTGAAAAGGAGGTTCAAGTCATAGATAATATAGATAATAGTGTGCCCGTTGTCGTAAACGAAGATGGTACTAAAGATAATGACTTTCAATATGCTCGTGAAAATCTTTATGACATAATTGAAAAGGGCAGAGATGCGATGGAAGAACTTCTAGAAATTGCAAAAGCAGAAGAATCTCCTAGAGCCTTTGAAGTATTTGGTCAATTACTCAAAAATATGACTGATACACAAGGTACATTAATGGAATTGCATCAAAAGAAACAAAAATTAGAAAATGCTGGGGATAGACAGGAAGTTACCAAAGCTCAAAACGTTACTAACGCATTATTTGTTGGCAGTACTGCTGACTTATTAAAATTAGTAAAGAAAGAGACAAAAGAAAATGCTTGATTTATTTAATGCATCTGAAATGATAATGATGGGCCTAGTGCTGTTTTCTTCATTTTGGATTTTTCTATTTAATTATAGACAAGACAATAAAGACAAATATAGTGGTAAATCTTGGTTGATTTTACTTGACCTTCTTATCAACATGGGAATGTCTGTAACTGGTTATCTATTAATTTCCGTTGTATTTACAAATATTCCACAACTTGCAGCTTATGAAAGTTATCGTTATCCTATTGGATATCTATTTGGGTTGACATCTAATGTAAGTATACCAATTGTTCTTAAATGGTTTCAACAACAAATCACTAAGAAGTTGAACGAAGCGGGGAAAGGAAAATAGATTATGGCAAAACAAGATAAAACTACAGCAAACGGAAAAGATACAAAAATACTACAACATGATATTGAAGAGATAGATAAAAAAATAGAAAACATACAAGAGTTGGAACTTGCAGAAAAAGATCAAATAGTTGCAAGTAAATCATTTATCTATGTTATTATCGGACTTCTCATATATTTAATTTTTTTAATTATTCCAGATATGGATGAAAGAATGACATGGATGGAAAAAGACCTTTCGGCTGTATTAGTTCAAAGTGAAAGATTTAAAATATCTACAAGAGTTTTTGCAAGAGACAATCAGTGCGCAACTTGTCATTTAGACCCTGACCATCTACTTCATAACTTACAAACAACATATCCAAGTTTTTCTGATATTAAAGCATTCATGAGAGTAGGACATGCGAGATATTACACTATGACATCTCCACTTCCAGATGATGAACTTATGGAAGTTTATAGGACTTTGAAATGATAATAGGCGGTAAAGTTGTTATTTTGTTAGCATGGTTATTTTGGATGATGATTGTGGACAATTCAGTTTATGGAAGTCCTCCTAATGATCGTATTGATGATAACATTAACAAGTTAGTACAGCAGTTAGAAAAACTTAAAGCTATAAAACTGAGAGATACAGGAGAATCAGAAGAATATAATCCAACATACGGAACTACATTTGATAGAGTGATAAAAAGAGGATTTATTATTTGTGGAACTAATGACGAATTTCCTGGCTTTTCTGAAGAAGTATACGATGGAATAGATGTTAAATGGAAAGGATTTGATGTTGATATATGTAGAGCAGTAGCGGCGGCAGTATTTGGAGATTCGGATGCTGTGGAATATGAAATAATAAATGGTGTTACTAGATTTACAACTTTAAAAGATGGTACTATTGATATATTGTCCGCGGCAACAACATACACATTTACAAGAAACGTACTAAAAAAGTTTGAATTTTTACCAACAACATATTATGACGGCCAAGGATTTATCACTAAGAAAACTTTAGGTGTATCTTCTGCGAAACAAATGCATGGAGCAAAAATATGTTTCAAGGGTTCTGGTACTGCTGCTAAAAATATTGCAGACTTCATGCAATTACATGAAATAAAGTATATTCCAGTAGCTGTTTCGGTCAATGAAAAAACAAAAGATGTTTATCTTAGGGGTGACTGTGATATGTATGGAACTGATAGGTCTGGATTAGCATCTAATAGATTGGGATTTGATTCACCAGAGAGACATATAATTTTACCAGAAATTATATCAAAAGAACCACTTGGCCCAGTTGTAAAATATGGTGACCAAAAATGGTCAGACATAGTAAGATGGACTGTATATGTACTTTTCATTGCAGAAGAAATGGGAATAAACTCAAAAAATATTGATAGATTTATAGAAAATAAAGACCCAAATATTCAAAGATTTATGGGTGAAAAGAATGGTGTTGACCACCCACATCTTGGAGCTAAATTAGGATTATCACCAACTTGGTCTTATGATGTAATAAAACAAGTAGGAAATTACGAAGAAATATTTAATCGTAACATTAAGAAAAAATTAGGATTAAAACGAGGTCTTAATAAATTATATTCTGATGGTGGGTTACTTTATTCTCCGCCATTAAAATAATTTTTAAAGTTTGGGCAAAGATGGAAGATTTATCAGAACAATATATTAAACTAAAGGAAGAACTAGATGATAAAGACGCTATAAAAAGGTATGTTCGCCTTAAAAACGAAATGGATTCTATTAAAATTGAAGATATTCTTACTCAAGAAGAAATTGTTGAAGATGCCAAGGAAATTATTGAAGAAGAGGAAGAAATTATTGAAAAATTTATTGATAAAGAACCAATAAAAAAATATATTCAGGTTAAGTTAGAACTAGATTCCATTAAAAAAGAAAATAGAATAAGAGCAGAAGAAGACAAAAAACAGAGAGATAAAAAAGCTTTAGAAGATAAAAAACGAAGAGAAGAAAAAACTTTGGGTCAAATGGAATTTTTATTTTCATCTCTCAAGGAAGAAGAAAAACAAGTTGTAAAAGAATTGAAAATAACAGAAGAAGTTATTAATGGAAAAGTTGAACAAAAACCATTCCCTAGTTACGAATCAGTAGTAAATGTAATATCAAAACAAGAATCTATAAAAGATAAGACAGAATTACAAGAACAACCAGCTGATTCTATTTCTGATCG